AATGTATCAATTTCGGGTACCGTCAACCAAAGGAAGCTGAATGTTACACCACCGGCTAGTCATTAAACCAAAGACCTTTACCGTGAACCCCGGAAACGTGACACATTGGATCAGAAAAAACAAGATGAGTAAACGTATATCAGGAATTCAAACTTAAAACTAGTGAGGAAAATGTGTGTTCGCAACAATTACTAATTGCAAGAGAGAAAACTGTGGTAAACAAAGTTAATAAAAACATGATAGACTAAAAATGTATCTTTTAATTCAACACATATCAGTAGAGATTAATGCGTTGCTGAATTCAAATACAATCCGAGTTGGTTAACGTGACTACTTTATATAAAACAAATCACCATTAAAAACAGTCAATCTAACCCACCGGCGGCTATATTGTTTTAGAAGATAATTTACGTAGATCAATGAGAAAAAGTAACTGAAGAGACCATAGAAATCACGTTTAAAAATTGTTACATTAGGAAAACTCAATTTAACTCTGATAAGGGATATGTAACACCGACTTTTATCCAAATCTAAATAACAGTATGTGTCATTTTAATTAATATGGGATTCAACCCCTGTAAACGTGGTACGGCTACCGAATAAAATCAGATGCTACTTACGAACCAAGGACAATCGATACGATTCAATGCTTAAGATGTGTCAAGGGTACAAAACCAGTATCAAAGCAGGACAACCGGGTTAAAAAGGAAAAATATAGACATCACACCAAAATGTGTTCGGACGTTAAAATGCACAACCATAACTAGACACCGAGTTTGGATATTCAAGTATGATCATGGCTCATTAACGTAGATTATTTTGTCTGTATATACGTCAAACGGTAGGAATGAATTAAAATGTCATCACCAACTTCAAGTATAAAAAATGTAACGTAAATGAAAAAACAAGGATCGATCAAGGCGACGGTTAACGTGTTTAAGTAAAATTAACCCATTCATATTAAAAATACGTACCAGTCTGATACTAAATGCGATCGAATATCGGAATTTGTGACAGATTAGAGATAATTAGACATTAATTAGCTATGTTGAACCCGTCCCAACAACAAATGTTCTTAGCGATCAAGAGCGATATACCCGTTTTTTCTGGTACATTTCTCAAGATACGTACTAAAAACGGCTCCATAAAACCGTTAATACTGAATAAATCGCAGTTATATCTGCATAAGTTGATAGAAGATCAAGTATCTCGCACCGGCATGGCACGTAAGGTGATCCTCAAAGGTAGGCAGCAGGGTATTAGTACGTATATAAGCGGTCGATATTTCAATAGAACAGCTTATACACCAGGAACCCGGTGCTACATATTGACGCACGAACAATTGGCTACTGACAATTTGTTCGGTATGGCCAAGATGTATTACGACAATATGCCACCGGAATTAGCCCCGGAGTTAGGCGTAGCTAACGCTAAAGAGTTATCTTTTGAGAAAATAGGATCGACATACAAGGCCGTAACCGCAGGTAATAAAACCACCGGCAGATCCGACACCGCCAATTTGGTACACGGTTCCGAGGTGGCGTATTGGCCTAACGCTGCATCACACATGGCCGGATTAATGCAGGCCGTGGCGTTAGTACCAGGGAACGAGATATTGTTGGAGAGTACTGCCAACGGTATTGGTAACAAGTTCCACGATTTATGGGAACAAGCGGAGCGCGGGTTAGGTGGTTGGGAACCCGTGTTTATTCCTTGGTATTGGCAAGATGAGTACGCACTAACAGACGAGATGGCTAGCACATTAGGTGTGCGGTTAATACCCGAAGATCGTGAGTACGCGGAATTACACGGCTTATCACGACAAGCATCTTTGTGGAGACGTATGAAAATAGACGAGATGGGTGATGAATTACTGTTTAAACGAGAGTATCCTACTACACCATCGGAGGCTTTCGAGACGAGTGATGAGAATAGTTTTATGGATTCGGCGTCCGTTATAAAAGCCCGTAAATGTAAAATGACCATCAAGGATAATGACCACGCACCTACGATATTGGGTATCGACCCAGCTAGACGCGGATTGGACTCCACGACAACTACGCTACGTAAAGGCCGGTATTCAGAGCGATTGGATAAGGTAAATGGTTTAGATACTATGGCCGTAGTGGGTAAGACAATTGGTTTCATACAAAAACACCGGCCTAACGCAGTATTCATAGATATGGCGGGTATCGGTTCAGGTATTGTGGACAGATTACGAGAACTCGGCTACACGATTGTGCGCGGGGTGGATTTTGGTGGTAGTCCAATGAACGCTAAGTTGTATACCAACAAACGCAACGAGATGTGGGGTCTGATGAAGCAGTGGATATTGGACCAACCAGCTAAAATACCAGATAATGACACGCTGCATACCGATTTAACCGGTATTAAAATCGACAGGTATGATAGCCACGGTAGGGTTATATTGGAGGCAAAAGATGAATTTAAGGCGAGATTCCATAGATCACCGGACGATGGGGATTCGTTAGCTCTGACGTTTGCATTCCCCGTGGTCGATTACGAAGCGGAACGCAAGTTAATGCGACAAACCGGTATGGACGAGGATTTTGATGACGATATTCGCATAAGCGTACCCGGAATGGGGTATTAGTGAATATTTCGTAACGAAAAGCGTTGTAAACGGTTGACACCGTTAAATATTTGCCATATTCTATGAGAAACGTATTGATTTCTATAACTTTCTCATGGAAATTTGCACATGGCCACTCGCGTTCCTACAGTAAAACAGGGCACCGTAGATAACTCATTGGTATATGTTACATGGACCGGGTTACTGAACGGTGACGACGGTACACCGATACAAGGTTCTGAATGGGCTACTGATAGATCGGTACAATTCACCGGAACATTGGGCGTGGGCGGAACGGTAGTTCTGGAAGGTACCAATGAAGAAACCCCCGCGAATTGGGTCACATTGACCGATCCGCAAGGGAACAACATAAGTAAAACCGCTATACCGGCGTTAGAAGCCGTTCAAGAAGTAACCAGATGGGTACGCCCCCGTGTAACAGCGGGCGATGGTACCACCAATTTCACGGTAAATATGTTAGTTCACCGTGGCAATCCGCTCCGTACTTAATAATCTAGAACCTAAATCCTTTCCTCAAATATTACGGAACCGGGTATGTCTACCAACCTAATAAAACACGTAGTAGACCTAGACACTTCGGTAACACCAGGCAATCGGACTATCGTAATACCACCAACACTTCGATGTAGACCTTACGAGTTCGACGGAACTACCAATTATTCGGCGGTATCCGCGACGGTAAGCATAGACTACTATAGAACGGACCCAGCCACCGGATTACCGATGGCTAAAATAACAATCCCCGCCGGTGATACAGCGTATCACAATATAGATTATTATGATATGGCGGTACCGTGGTATATGGGACCTGATGATGTATGGTTAATTAGCAATTATACGACGTTAAAGAGCGCGGATTTACAGATACAATTACTGTATTCCGATGATGCGTCCATAATAGGGTCGGATTATCGGTTGTACTCGTTTACGGGCACCGGCCTTGTACAGACCGGGTATAATATATTATCAATGTTGCAACAAGAAGTGGCGTTGGGAAGTACTGAATATGGTAAAGTCGGTACAACATCAAATAACGCTTGGCAAGACAATAACGGTAAGAATCAAGGTACTAAGGTACGTAGTATAAGACTACGGGTAAAACTGGTTAATGCCTCAGCGACTCCAACTGAAGTGTTTCTAGGCGCCATACATACCGCACCTGCGGGGTGGGCTAAATCGATAGTTATGTGGATGGCCGATGATGTACCATCGTCTTTTGTTGATATCGCCGGTCCCATTATAGAAAGCTACGGTTGGAAATATTGCTTGGCTGTTGTTACGAACTATGCTAACGCTGCACCTGGCGGGATATACCTACCAACGGCTAGGGTACTCGATGTACACAGTAAAGGCCATGTTATCGTTAACCACATGCGACAGCACGAGAACATGGATACCGCGATAACCTCGGATAAAGACAGAGCATTACGGGTTTCTGCCAGATTTTGGCAAGGGTTAGGTTTGCGTTCAGCGCATAGACTGTTGGCCTGGCCATTCGGTGCTTTTGATGCTGAATCTATCGCTCTCGCTCGGCAATACGGTTTTGTAAATGGTTTTGCTACGAACGGTATAGGACCCAACCCGTTAGCACCAGGGATAAATCCATTTGCTATATCGCGCTTTGGTATAGAGATATCTAATAGTTGGCGTGTGGATTCTGAGATAACGGGTGCTATAAAGAGAGGACAAGGTATCGTAACCTACGGACACAACGTTGTACAGGGTGGTGCAGATACGGATACGTATCCCGGGGCCGTAAGTTTTTATTCGGAGCATTTACGCCGGTGGTGCGAGCTTATAAAAGCACAGGAAGAAGCCGGTAATTGTTATGTAATGGACATACACAGTGGGTTTGCGCAATATGGTATAAATCTGTATGACAACGCTTTCGCAGAATAATATTAAATTTTGGAGATGATATGAGTAAAGCTGATACTGTTGCTGACACACTTTTACGTTTAGCTAAGCAGACTGAACACTTGACCATAGCCGCGGATTTACTTAAACAGTATGGGTCGTTAGAAAATGCGGTGACCGAACAAACAAAACTATTGGACCAATCGACCGAGAACCTGGTGTTGGCTCAAAAAGAATATAAAGATTTTGTAGAAAACGTTACTAAAGAAAAAGAAGATATCTTAGCCGAGATAGCCGCTAGTAAGAAAGAGGCTAAAGATATTGTGGCGAAGGCCAAAGAAAAAAGTAAAGCAATGATTGATGAAACCGAAGCGACCTGTGCTGCTAAGCTGGTGGAACTAAACGACATATCAGATATTCGTACACAGGAATTGCGGGATACACTAACTAAATTACAAGACGAAATAGACGTTAATAACACACGGCTGACGGCTTTGGGCGCGGATATCGCAGCTAAGAATTCTGAATTAGATGCTTTGGATGCGCAATTAACCAAAGCTCGAAATAGTATAGCTAAATTAAGCGCGACGGTAGAAAAAGAGATCGTTAAATAATTCAGGCCGAATACACAATGAACATGGAATTGGCTAAACTTGATAAAGAGTTAGATGATGCTCGACTAGAAAAACTAACTAAGTATATATCCGATTGTCGTACTGCCGCAGTAGATGGTAGACGTGCAACAGGTGTAGAAACCCGTATGCAAGAAGATTTGGCATTCTATAACGGTGAGGATGAGTTAGCCGAGGTCGGTGCCGCATTCACTAAGTCACGATCACTTAATGGTGGTATATCTGAAAATTCGCGTGGTGTTAGCCAACACGATTGTACTGATTTCTTTAACATAACACGCCCCTTCGTTGACGCTGCTACCGCAAGAATGGGCGATATTTTGTTACCCGCAGGAGATTGGAATTTTAAAATATCGGCGACACCAATACCAGACATAGAACTACACAAGACTAGTAATCAACCCGTTGTCACGGAATCTGGGGAACCTGTGCTAGATCCTCAAACAAACCGGCAATTAACCGTTTCGGATTTCATGCGTGAAGAGATTATAGATGCTGATCTTAAGATCAAACGTGCGGAATTACGAATACGTGATCATCTTATCCAGACATATTTCCACGAAGAATCGCGCAAAGTAATCGAGGACGCTGGAAAACTAGGTATTGGTATATTGAAAGGACCAATGCCTAAACAGATAAAGACGGTAGCTAAATCTGAGAATGGCGCAATACGCATAGAATATAAAGAAGCCCCTTGTAGCGAGCGAGTAGACCCCTTCAACTTTTTTCCAGACCCAACATGCGGGGGCAATATAAAAGACGCTAGCTATGTCATTGAGCGGGATTCATTAACTGCTAGGACACTACAAGAGTTACGTGATGATACGGGCTATATTGCACGTAACATTGATAAAGTACTAGATGAAGGCCCGAATAAGGCCAATTACGACAAAGACGGTATACGTTTACTGGATAAAAACACCAAAGATTCTGATAGGTTCGACGTGTGGTATTACGTTGGTGACATCCGACTATCCGATCTCAAAGCCGTAGACGTTAATGTGCGGCGTGTTGAAGCTAAACCTTCTGACGATATGTACGTATCGGCGACCATAATGTTGGTAAATGATACGATCATAAAAGGGTATTTGAACCCGTTTGGTAAGGCTGGGGACATACCTTACGATGTGTTTGTTTGGCAACGCGTGCCCGATTCTATATGGGGCGCAGGGGGTGTGGCGAGGCAAGGGCGTGTCGCGCAGAAGATGTTACTTGCGGCGTGCAGAGCGTTAATGGAGAATATGGCCTTGTCCTCAGGACCAATGGTGGCGATAAACCGTTCAGCATTGATACCGGCCAATGGTAGCTGGCGACTGCATAGGAACAAGATTTTTTACACCCGCGAGAATGCGGATATTAGATCGGTAGCTGACGCCATAACCGCGATGAATGTACCATCTCAACAAGCAGAGTTGACGGGCATCATCCAATTGGCGTTGAAACACATGGAGGACTCCACCGGCGTCACGTTCTTATTACAGGGGCAGCAAGGGGCGGCACCGGATACCGTAGGCGGCATGCAATTGGTGCATCAAAACGCGACTGCGTTTCTTAGACGTACTGCTAGATTATATGATGAATCTATAACCGAACCCCATATCCGCAGGTACTACGAGTACCATTTGGTGAAAGGTGATTTCTCTGAGATAGGTGATGTGCGTATCGAGGCCATAGGTTCTTCAGCGTTGGTCGATAGGGAAGTACAGTTGCTACAGATGCAGCAGATAATGCAGATGGCGGTAGATCCAACATTTGGTTTATCTAAGAAGAAAGTCGCGCTTGAAATGTTGCGATTGTGGAAATATGATCCATATAAATTCGCTATGGACGCTCAAGAGCTACAAGATCTTGCTAACCAGACACCTCCACCTGATCCAACAATCGAGGCTGCTCGTATTCGTACTGAAGGTGAATTACAAGTCGCACAAATTAAAACTGAGGCCCAATTAGAGAAAATAGCTAAAGATACGGATAGAGATTTGCTGTATGCTAAAGGTGTAGAACAGCGTAACCAAATGACGAACTCTCTACGTATCCAAGAATTGCAATTGAAACGTGATCTTGCTATATTGCAGTACGCAAATGATAAGAATATGCAATTAGACGATATTAAGGCTAAATTAGCCACGGAAGGTATGCGCTTGCAAGTACAAAAAGAACTATCAGCCATAAATAAAGAAGCTGATAGCATAAATCCACCAACCGAACCGGCTGGGCGTGCCACTCCAGGAAAATCGTTTAGTGAGTGATTATGTTACCTGATGACAGATTAATATTTAAACTAGATACTATGGAGGCCACATCCGGTGTGTGGCTCAAGATAAAAGAGCAATTGGTGTGGGAGCTGTCGCGTTTACGCGAGCTTAACGACGCTAACATAGACCCTATAGAAACCGCGATATTGCGGGGTAGGATTAAACAATTGAAGATTTTTTTAACCTTTGGAACCGACCGAGAGGCCGAGGAAACTGATGTCAGAGAATAGTGAAAATGTAGCAAAAAGCGATGATGAATTGTTTCAGGAAGCGTTTGATGCTGAGTATCTGGGTGCTACAAAAGAACCCGATACCAGTGACACGAACGCGCCTGTTGAAGTAGCCGATACTGACGTTACGACGCCAGATGAAAACGCCGCAACAACCGGAGATATTGCTACACCTGAAATTGATTACGCCACAAGATTGAATGAGGCTTTAGCTAATATAGATAAACTTAAGAAATCTTTGGATACAACGAATGGCACGTACGGTCAGCGCATAGCGCAGATGAATACGGTTATATCGGAATTGTCACGTCGACTGGAGCAGCAACAGTCAGCTAGTAAAGTTTTAGTACCTAAACTTAATTTGGCAAAACTGAAAGAAGCACAGTATGACGAACTCGCTGAAATACTACAGAGCGCTTTTGATGAATCATTCAGAGAGTTTAATGAACTGCCGTCGCAGAAACCGTTCGATCCTGAACCATACGTACAACAAATCGATGCACGTATAAAAGAAGTGGACGACCGGATAACTAGACGGGAACAGGAAATGGAACTGAAGTTGCTTAAACGTGAGCATCCTGATTACGCCGAGGTTGCTGGATACCGTACAAATGACGTAGGTATGGTGATATGGAACAATTTCGCTTTTGGAAATTGGGTCGTACAAAATCTACCGTCAGAGGATCAGCAGCAATTGGTACAAAGTAACGACGCCGGGTTCTTATCAGACGTTATTACCCGTTACAAAAAATCGGTTGAAGATGCCCATAAACAAGCACCTAACGTTTCTGAAGTTAATGTGAATATCGAATCCGCTATCGCCAAGAACGCGATACGTCCTAAGTCTGGCGGTAAACCCGCTGTGGGTAAAACCAAGACAGATGACGAACTGTTTCAAGAAGCGTATGAGCGAGAGATTCGGAGTTATTAAACAAACTTTAAGGAGTATACCTAAATGTCTATGCAAACGTATAACTTAACACCTAGCCGTGTTGGGGTATTACTTGGCCGTATTATTAAACACGCAATGCCTAAGATTGTTTTAGGAACCGTGGGTATTAATGACGATTTCAAACGTAACAAAGGTGATACGGTTAAATACCGCCGGTTTCTACAGAAAGGCGCTACTGCGTCACAACCCAATAGATTTTTTCAGGACGGCACTGGTGATAGGGCTACGCAGTACGCAATAGATCACCTAACCTCTGACGGCATTACGTCTAACGCGGAAAATATCTCAGTACAAGACATTTCGGCGCAATTGAATCAGTACAATATCCTATATGGGTATACTGATCGTACATTTGATTTATACGAAGATGACATCCCTAAAGCCATGACAGAATTGGTAGGGGAGCGATCTGGTCTTGTGTGCGAAATGGCTTTATTCGGGGTTCTTAAAGCGTGTACCAATAAAATATACGCCGGGGGGACTACTAGAGGAACGGTATCAAGCGTGTTGACACTCAACATTTTACGTAGAGCGTCACGTAGCCTACGCGCCAATCACGCAGAAACCATATCTACTATGCTTCGTAGGGTACCAGCAGGCGGCTTCGGAACAGCACCCGTTGGTATCTGCTTCCCTACATTTTTATCTACAGATCTAATTCCTGATTTACGTGAATTACCCGGATTCACTCCCGTAGAAGAATATGGTAATCCTAGTGAAGCGGTAGAGAATGAGGTTGGTAAATGCGAGACGTTCCGGTTTATTGCTAGTCCTGAGTTGGTAGAGATTCAAGACGCTGGAGCGGCTGTGGCTGGTGCTGTACCACCGCTAAAATCTACAAGCGGTACCTCAGCGGACGTATATCAGGTCATCGTCGGCTCTAAAGACGCTTGGGGGCATATCGGTTTGAATATGGACAAAGAGAGTGTAACCGCGCTACCCCCAGGTGTTCGTGATAAAGCTGACCCACAAGGACAACGTGGTTATGTAGGAACTAAATTCTACTACAATGCTGTTATCCTGAATAATCTGCAAATGGTGGTTATTGAATGCGCTACTCGTTCATTAGCTTAATTGTTCATCTACTAAAATATAGGAGGTTAACATGAGAGCATTGCAGAGTATCATAAACGCATTGAGTGATAAACGTGATGCTTACGAATTGTTTAAAGCCCTTAGTGACTTATACAATCGTATGCGTAGTGTAGCGCTCACTACAGCCGGGTTGGTCATAAAGGCAGCCGCTAGCCCAACGGTAAAAACTGGGGCTTCGATAACGTATCTAATTGTCGAGGGTAAACCCATATCCATTGCGGCTAGTACGGATATGCCAGCACTAACAGGTACTGTGGCCACTAACACCGTATGTCCATATGTATTCACCGTGGATAAAAGCGGTACCACATACGTACATAAAGGAACCGCCGGGGCTACCTTAGCTGCGTCTAGGTTTCCTGAGTTGGAGGCTAACCGCGCTATTATCGGTGTCGTAATCATCGCGCCGACAGTAGGCACATTCACCGGGGGTACATCGGCGCTTGACAGCACCGCGGCTAACGCAGTGTACCTGAGTCCTATAGGTGCATGGGATCCCAGTGCTACAGTGTAAATTTTATACATAATTAATGGAGGTTTAATATGGATCAGCTACAAATAGCCGGATCGTCTATTGGGTTTCGTAGATGCGGTTTATCCGCAGGAACTACAAACACGTTCACCACGACACTTGATTATCACTACACAATCGAAGGCCAGACATATTCCGCTGCGGCGTCATCTAATTACGCTGGACCGGCGGTCGATGCGAACACCGGTGCTGCGTTTATCCCTGTGGGCCCTAATAAAGCCTGTGTATTTCTATTTGTTATCGATGGTGGTACTTTCGCCGCTGCAACAAGAGTGGCTCAAGGAACTATTGTGGACTTAGACGGTTCCGCAGACGCAGCTAACGCGAATTATGTTGGTCGTTTACCAGAATTTCCTGCGGTTCCCGACAATATGTGCGTATACGGTTGGTGTGTCGTGAAAGTTGGTGCTAGTGGATCGCCCTGGACTTTTGGAACGTCCAATAACTCGGGCGTGGCGAATACGACGGTAACATTCACATCCGGGGTCTGCCTACCAGAGAGACCTAGAGGGTAAATAGTAGTAAGGAGTGACTTGCTGTGGGGTGCCTACCCCCACAGCATTTTCGATATAACTTTTGGAGCAAATATAGATGGCTAATGTTATAGTTAAAGAGACACAGAAGAAACCTGAGATAACCACGGATGACGTGGGTGGTGTTGTCAATAAGACGGTAGAATTCAGTGATAACAACGAAACCGTGGTACTTGAGGATACAAGCAAAGATTTTGAAACCGACATATCGTTACCGAAGCATCTTAGATTAGGTACACCAGGTGGCGATATGTATTTGAAAGAGCTGAAGTTTTTTGAAGAACCTGTTAGTTTTATGATTGGTGATTCGATGGATCCCAATGATGAGAAAGTGGTACAAGTAGCGGTAAACTGCGAGTCGTATAGTTTTGAGCGCAATAAAGTATATACGGTACCTAGAAAGATCGTGAATGGTCTGTTGGTGCGTTCTGATAGAGTAGAGACGGTTAATTATAAGGATACCAACGGCGTGGATCAAACTAAGATACAACGACGATTGGCTTTGAAATATCCCATCCAGATTGTAGAGGACAAATCCCCTATGGGTATGGCCTGGTTTAAATGGCAATGTGAGCATGCTTAAATGAACTATTTAGAATTGGTACAACGTTTAGGCGCGGAAGTAGGAGCATCCGGCAGCATAACAACATTAACCGGTGTCTCTGGGGAGTATGGTCGTCTGAAGAATTGGATCGCGCAAGCCTGGACCGAGCTTCAAATGGAACATAACGACTGGTTATTCATGCGTGGAAGTTCTACGTTTAGTACAATAGCTGGAACTAGCGAGTATGATGTTACCGCTGCGCCAATATCCTTGACTACATTTTCGGATTTCGTGAACGATACGTTTCGTGTGTATGAATCAGTGGGGGATGAGCAATACGCAGAACAGATGGATTGGGATTCGTTCCGTGATCAGTGGGTTATAGGAACTAATAGGACAACACAATCTAGACCTCAATTCGTTTCTATCAAACCCAATAAGAAATTGGTGTTAGCACCAGTACCGGATAAGGTATATACCGTTGTATTCGATTATTATGCGGCACCTACAGCGTTAACGGTAGATGCTGATACACCAAATATCGCTGCTAGATTTCACATGCTTCTTGTATATAAGGCAATGGAATGGTATGCGTCTTATGAGAACGCACCCGAGGTGGCTACTAGGGGATCTTTTTATTATGGAGCTATGTTAGATAATTTAAGATTGGATCAACTACCTGATGTCACTGTAGAGAGGTCGTTCCTCTAATGTCAACACCAAATGTAGACATCGTACCTCTACAAGGTGGTGTTGACCAGGTAACTACACCCATACTAGTTCAACCCGGTAAACTACTATCGTCGTCTAATTACGAACCGGATATATTCGGTGGTTATGCCCGTATGAAAGGTATAGAACGTTTCGATGGTAGACAGTCCCCCACAGATGCTACATATACAGTGTTATTGGGAACGGTAACTGGTACCATAGTGGTTGGAGATACGGTAACGGGAGCTACATCGGGGGCTACTGGTAAAGTGATATTCATTGATGTATCAGGAACCCCTGATAAGGTAGTTATAACAAGGGTCACGGGTGCTTTCGTTGTCGAAAGTATTAAAGTTGGCGTACCCGTAGTAGGCAACATAACCTCTGCCACGTTATTGGGTGCAGAATCTACAGCGGAACATTCGGATTATAAAGCACTTGTAGCCACCGAATACCGACCAGATATACAGAGTGTCCCAGGTGAAGGTTCCGTACTCGGGGTGTGGGAATATAAGAACGACATATATGCTTTCAGGAATAACGTGGGTTCTACAGAATGCCGGATGTATAAAGCAACAGCATCTGGTTGGTCACAGATACTATTTGGAAAAGAGCTACAATTCGATGGTGCTGTTGGTGAAATAACCGAGGGGCAAACCGTTACAGGACTGTCATCCGGCGCTACTGGGGTAGTTAGACGTGCGTTATTACGTACTGGAACGTGGACTGCTTCAGGCGTAGGAACGTTATTCTTTGACAGTATAACTGGTACTTTTACCGATAATGAATCAGTTCAAGTAGGGGGCGTTACTAAGGTTATAGCAAATGGTGTATCTGCTACAGTAACCTTGGCACCTAATGGTAAATTCGATTTCGATAACTACAATTTTTTCGCTAGCGCGGATAAGTTAAGGATGTACTTTGCCGACGGTAAGAATTATGTACACGAATTCGATGGTACACGTATAGTGCCGATACGCACCGGCCTAGCCGTAGACACACCCGCGTTCGTAAAAGGACATCGTAACCATCTATTCGTAGGTATAGCGAGTTCTTTACAATATTCTGGTGTAGGTAGTCCGTACAGTTGGACGGCTTTAACGGGTGCAGCGGAGTTAGGATTAGGTGACACGGTAACTAGTATTAAACCACAACGTGGGGACGCTACCACTGGGTCGTTCTTAGCTACTACGGAGAACAAAACCTATATTTTATACGGTACTTCGTCCGCAGATTTTAAATTGGTTCTTTATTCTGATAATACGGGGGCGTATAAATACACAACACAGAATATCGCGCAGGCGTATTTTTTGGACAGTAAAGGTATAACGCAATTGATGGCGTCACAAAGTTTTGGTGACTTTCAAGCGGGTATTATGTCACAAGCAGTACAACCGACGATGGATTCAAAACGTACATTAGCCACGGCGTCGTGTACCGTAAGGAGTAAGAACCAGTACCGATTATTTTTCTCTGATGGTACAGGCATGATAATGCAGGTATTACCCACCGATAGTGGTAATATCGTAGCTGGCGGTTTAATGCCGTTTGATTATAGTATAAAGAATACCTACGTCAATTCGGCAGTATCGTATGTTGACGATTCTGGACAAGAGCGTATATTCGCGGGCGCTGCCGATGGTTATGTGTATGAGTTGGATAAGGGTACGAGTATGGATGGTGCCGATATAGATGCACATATACTCATGACGTTCAACTATATGAAGTCACCGTATATACGAAAGCGTTACCGCAGGGCGGTTATACAGTTCCGGGCGGCGGGTACAATCGATGTACAGATAGGTTACGATTTAGCCTACGGTCGAGTAGAACATGCAATAGGTAATTCGACTAACGTAACCGGTGGTGGATTCTGGGATTCATTCACGTGGGACAATTTTACGTGGGACGCAGCGTATCTACAAGAATTTAATATAGATACCCCCGGCGTGGGTGAGAATGTGTCTATAATAATTAAAGGTAGTAGTAACAAGGATGAGGCATTCACGATACATACGGTTATAGTTAACTACAGCATAGGACGTATGCAGCGATGAGTAATTACACTAAAACAGGTAATCCAGGGTCAGGTACACGTGGTTTATCGACAGTCATACGGCAAGAATTCGCACTTATAGAAACGGCGGTTAATAGTAAAGCCGACATAAATTCCCCAACATTAACAGGTAATCCTAAAGCTCCAACAGCCACCCCCGGGGATAACTCTACAACCTTAGCTACAACGGCCTTCGTATTTAATGCCGCGTTATCAGCTACGTTACCGGGACAAGCGGGGAATGGTGGTAAATTTCTACAAACAGACGGGGTTAACGCCTCCTGGCAATTGGCGATACCGGCGCAATCAGGTAACGATGGAAAATTTCTCACGACTAATGGAACCACGGCGTCGTGGGGAACCGTGACGGTACCACCAGAAGTATTATTACGAATAGATTAACTCTTTATAGGATCACTTAAATGTCAACGACACCATCATACGTAGGTACACCAAAGGTAGGAATGGCGGTCGTTTCTATAGCCAATGCTAATAGAGACGGAACTGGAACAATAGGTACTGTATTTAGCGCCGGTACTAGCGGCTCACGTATTGATAAAATCATAATAAAAGCAACTGGCACAACAACAGCGGGAATGGTGCGCCTATATATAAATGATGGTGCTAATTCTAGATTATATGATGAGGTGACTGTACCGGCAATAACACCTAGTGCTACAGTAGGTGCTTTTCAGGCCACGTTAGCGAGTAACCAAATAACATTTGAATTACCAATAATCTTGCCTAATGGTTATTCTCTGAGAGCAAGCACTGAAAAGGCCGAAACATTTAACGTCGTAGCTTTTGGCGGGGATTTCTAATGCGTAACGGTAATGTATATCCGTTCAAAGGGTTGTATGGATACCCACAGAATTCACCATTGGATTGGCCTTATTGGGAAAATCTTATGGTATTCAATGGTAAAGCCGCCTCAGCTACTGCAACGGTGTATTCAGGAATATTAGTACCGGATGACGTATACCACATGCTTGGTCTGGTATGGGGTGGTGGTGCTTCTGGAGCGTCGCAGAATAATCAAGATGGGTCTAGCACCGGTGGTGGGGGCGGTGGTTTTGCCGCTGGAATATTAGATGTTCAACCCGGTACCATACTGCCAGACATAACTGTAGGATCGTTTACTGCGGGTGTTGTTAACGCCGTGGGTACCGCTGGTACGTCGTCTAGTATTGGTACTTTGTTATCCGCCACGGGCGGGAACGGGGGCAACAACGGTATAGGTTCCGCTAATACGTCAGGTGGCACAGGGGGTTTAGGCACGGCGAACACACGTATCGGGTTTGTGGCACAAGGAGGCCGTGGTGGTGATACTTCCAACAATCCAGCTACTTGTCGTAAAGGCACGGGAGGTGGTGGCGCGGGATGGTTTTGGTGCCCTCCAGAAGATATGAGCAATGGTAGAAATCGTGGTGGTGATTTATCGGGTAATACATCACAGGCCGCGGGTTCTGGTGGTGGTGGTTTGGGCGGTCGGGGTGGCGATTCCAACCAGGCGCTTGTTACGGTAGGTAATACCCCAGGTGGTGGTTTGGGTGGCCGAGCAGGGGACCATAATGCTACTTCGGGAAATACTGTCGGAGGTGGTGGTTCTAGAGGTAACGGTAATAATTCACACCCGACTTCAGGGCAAGGTCTAATACCGTACAATGTATCAGGGGGGATTACTACGTTCACTAATAATGAACCTAATTTTATCGACATACTTAGATCTTTGGTAAATATGTTCGCCTTCGCGGGACATGGTAGAAATACTAATTCACGTAAATTACGTGAATTTATCTATGGTAGTTGGGGGGCTGGAACGCTGAACACCGCGGGGACTACCACGATATCGGCACCGCTGTATGGTGGCGGTGCTTTGATCAACGCTCCTGGGATGTTTGGGGCATCGGGAGGTAACGCATCGAACTCCGCGAACATTACGACACAGGCAGCGGGTATGTTAGCTGGAAGCGGGGGTGGTGCCATAACTGGAGCAGGGGTCAATACAATTACGATAGGCGCTGGTGGTATAGGTGGTGGTGGTGGTGGTGCCAGGGGTGGAGCTGGTATAACAGGTACCGCTACTAGTGGTGATGGTGGCCCAGGTCTAGTATTACTTGCATGGACGGTAGGATATTGATATTATTTATTTAATCTGAATTTCTAATGGTGATATATGGCAATAAACCTCAGCACCTTATACACGCCTAATAGCAACGGATTGCTTAGCACAAGTGAACAGAGAACCAACCAATACAAGAACGCCCTATTGAATCTTGGTTCCGGTTTATCTAAAGTAGACGCCAACGGTAATCTAGTAACGTACAACCCTACGGGTTCTGTAGCGCAGGCATGGGACGCTAAAGGTAACCGATTGATGGGAGATGCCCTGAGTTCTATCGCAGCCAACCCTGTCCCGATTAATTGGGACCCGACCGCTGGTAGAGCGGCTGCGGATACGGCTAAACAGATATTAGCGCAACAAGGTGTCGCCACCGGATTGAACAAAGACGCGTTTTATAACGCTAGTCCACAACAATTGGCAGCGGCTATGAATGTCGCAGCTAACGCTAGAGCATCTACAGTAAACCCAACACTTCAACGAGTTAACACTGTTGGTGGCCAGACATCAACTGCGACGCAACAAGTACCCACGGCTATCTCGCAACGCAGACCAGACATAACACTAGATCCTAGAAGCGGTATTTTGTACGGTGCAGGTAACACGAATATAAGTGACGAACAGATACGTAATTTTATCGGTAGCGCCAAAACTAACGATGAAATTCTTAATGCCGCAGTAGCTAATAATGTGTCAATAGACCAGATATCCAGAGCCATGGGTGGACAAGGTGGTTTTAGTAACAACGGCATTTCACAATATTTGGCGTCAAAAGGTATACTACGTCCTTCGGTGGCCGGTACACCTAAAAGTCTATTAGATCAAGGGACCCCTGGTGGGCAAGTCGGTCAAGGGATGCTACAAGAAGGTCAGTTAGGTATGGACGCGGCTACAGCGGCGTATATCAATCTGTTACAACAACGTGCGTCTAACGCGGATTCACTTAATCTGGATATATCAAATAGATTACGACAGGCTTTACAACCGAATATAGACGTACCACCACAAGTGTCATACACGCCTTTCCAAGCGCAACAGACGCAAGTAACACCAAATATGACGGTAAGAGGGCAATTAGAGACGCTATTAGACCCCAATAGTACTTTGATGAGTCAAGCACGCACGCAAGGTATACAAGACGCTGCTAGACAAGGTTTATTAAACTCGTCACTCGCCGCTACGGCAGGTGAAAATGCTTTGATCAGACAAGCCCTGAATATAGCTACCCCGGATGCTGAGACATTTAATCGTACAGGTTTGGCCAATACACAAGCTGCTAACCAAATAGGACTCGCTAATGCGCAAAACCAATTGCAGGCTAGTCAGATAAATGCGGCTAATACTTTACAGCGGGGTATAGCTAACGCTGAACTCGGTGCTAAAGTAGGTATGTTCAATGCGGATTTAGCATACCGAGGGTTGGACGCTGACGCAAATCGACGATTCCAAAATTATCAATTGAACACGACATTGGCTACTGATCTATTTGGTAGACAAATGGACAATGATAATAGGTTGAAACTGCAAGAGATAGAACAACGGTATCAAAAAGATATACAAGGGTCGCTGAATGCGTCCAATATGTACAATAGTCTCGTTAGTGAGATGGGGCGCATAAATGCTATGGATGCCCCTGGTGATGCCAAACAATCAATGCTAAACAATTTGATGGACGTGTTCGATAGTCAAATGAATTTGCAAGGATCGATATTGGATGTAGTTGGTTTGAAGAATCCACAATCGGGCGGTAGTAAATTCAAGTCTACTTCGGCGCAGACACCCGGTGCGACAGGTCCACAATTTAAGAACCCAACCACTGGTGAGGCATTGGGTCAGAACCCTTCACAGCCTACAGAATTTAATACCGTGGGTGGTAGCATATCTACGGAACTTGCACGTAATATATCCAGTGTTCTAAAGATAGATCCTAGATTTGTTGTGACTATCCAACAGAAACAAGCTAATAAGAATTTTGATAAACAGGTAGAACAATTGGTGCAAACCGGGCAAATAGAAAAAATAAGCCTTGAGAAGTATATAGGTCAAACACAGGGCGGTATGTTAGGTGGAAGTAAAAAAATAAACGACCCATTAGCTCAAATATTCAGATTGGCTGGTGGACACATATACTATGATTACGGTAACGTATTAGGTAGGGCGTCACCCATCGGTGTTGCATGATACGTTTTGAAGTAACCCGCAACAGGCGGTTAATAGAAGATGTCGTTAAGAATAGGTACGTATGGCCCAGCATCATAGATGATAGTTTAATAGACCCAGATTTGTTTATAGCGCCTATCGATGATAGACAGTTCACGTGGTTAGTAGTGTACGATGATAACCGTCTACTCGGTATGTTCATGGCTGAAAGATGTAATCTCGTGACCTACGAGGTACACACAATGTTGCTACGACCGGCGTATGGTAGGTCTGTTGATATTGGTAAGGGTGCTTTGTTGTGGGCGTTCTATAATTTAGATAACTGCAAGAGAATCATTACCGAAGTACCTAGTTTCAATAGCCTGGCAGATAAATTGTGCCGGTCGTTGAATTTGGAATTTATAGGGGTTAATAAATTGTCGTACCAATTGAATGGTATATTGTACGATACAAAATGGTACGGAGTTTCCAAGGAGGATTTTATATGCCAGCAGTCCCAGCAGTAGCCGCCGTAGGTGCGTCTATAGGTAGCGCCGCAGCAGCCGCAGGTAGCGCAATAGCCGCAGGCGTGTCGGCGGTGGGTGGTTTATCCGGGTTGATGTCCGGTGTTGCTATCGTAGGTGGCGCCATGCAGGCCGTGGGCGCGATAACAGGGTCTAAAGCGTTAACCAATATCGGCGGGATAGCATCTATGATAGGTGGCGTGGGTAGTGGTGTTGGTATGTTATCAAAAGGGTTAAGTGGTGCCGCAGCATCGGCGAGATCAGGGGGTTCGATAGCTAAACAATCAACCGCTACTGGTTTAGGAACATTTGGTCCGATGGCTAATACCGAAGCGGGAAAGGTGGGTCTGCTAAATTCCGCAGGGCAGTTTGGTGGGTCCAAAGTGCCGACACCGACGATACAGACAGGTACTACTGCTGCCAATTTCGGAGGCGCAGCATCACCTATGGGAGGGATTAATAATCAAACCGGGGAGACATTGCCTTTCGATGAACGCCTACGAGACCTTATGGCTAGATACGATAGTACGTCTATGTGGGGCATGCAGGCATTAGCCGGGGCTTCCGATGCGTATATGATGTACGAGATGACTAAATTGAATCAAGAACCGGCTATGGCACGGCTACGATTTGATCAACAACAAGCCAATATGTCCAGACAGAACATGGCTTCGGTACCTAGTCTAGCACCAGCGGTAAATTCTGGAGGGTTCTTAGACCAAGGATTTGTCTCTAGGTAACATATTATGCAACTAAGTCAGAGTACGATAGCTAAGTTCGGTTTGGGGGTGGCTGAGGTAGCACCACCAGATCCTCTCACGCACATACCTACGCAAGGTGTAGGTTCTAATATACTATATAATAATAACCCATCTGGAACAGCGGTATATGATCCTAACGCAGATGGTGGTTTTTTACGAGATATACGCACCGGGGCTGAAATCCGTCCAGCAGGATCTACCGTATTGAGTTATCAAGCGCCTAAACAGATAGCTACAGCTAAGACGACTAATCGTAGTACGACCACTACGAATCCGTTCGTTAAATCGGTATCCGCAGCGAATTCATTTAACGCTAGCGTACAATCGACAAGTGCGCCTATAACACGTGTTAATTCGACACCACCATCAGCCTCGATAAAACCTACAAGCAGCACCATACAACCTTTAGGAGCTTTTCCACAAAATTACACCGGAGCACCGATATCCACGGCACCTTCTCCTACGACGGGCACGAAGGTATCGTCAGGGCCGGGGGTACAAAAACCTTCTAGCAGTCCCCCTACTAAAATAACACCAGCTATGCAGACTGCGGCTAACAATATTGGTAATATACTTAAGAATATTTTAAACACGGCGCTATTCGGTCGTAGATAAGGAGTATTAAACATGGCCTTACTTAAACAGGATGTCGAAGAAAATACCACAGATAATGATAAGTTAGAGAAAGAACCTAACGATTCCGAATCTAATGGTGAGGATTTTGATACTGATGATGTAGGGGATCTTAGTGGCGGCGCTAATAAATTGACAGCCACCCCCGACACTATAACAGAAAAGGTATTAGATAATGTTAAAGATCCTAACTTAAAAGATGATATCGTGCAAGTTGTTAACGACGGTATGACAATACTATTTGGTGACAAGACACACAAAACGATATTTGATAACATACGTCCACGAGACCAAGTTCCATTAGCTAATGAACTCGGGGCGGGGGCCGTCAACATTATGACGCAAATGTATGACGCTAGCACGCAGAAAAACGATCCTATTCCTGAAGCGGCTATCATACCCGCAGGTGCTATACTATTAGCAGCGGTATGCGATCACATAAATGCCACAGGCATCGATAACGCAACAGATGAAACATACGCCGATGCTCTAGAAATGTTTATACGTGGCATGCAAGATAAGTTAGACCCTAATTTCAGAAAAGATAACAACATACCACCATCGCCAGCACAGATGCAGATGGCACAACAAGCGCAAGATCAAGTACCGCAAGGTGCTGATGCTGCAGCGGCAATAGGACCGGGTGCGCAAGCTGCACCGGGGTTATTACAAGGAGCTTAATTATGCCATTATTGGGGTTATTAGCAGCGGGAGCCGTTGGTGGCTACGCTAGAGGTAATATAGAGTCTGAGAAAGTTAAGTTATCCGTATTTAAAGATATCTTAGACAAGGACATTGCACACCAATACGATATGCGTAGGGCAGAGGCCGTTGCAGCAGTTAACCGTGGTGAAGCGTATTATAAACATGGCTTGGGTTTACAGCGTATACAAGCCAAGACTGAATCAGATCTAGCTAAGAATGCTGCTAGAGAAGAATCCACAACTAAAATAGAAACATTGAAGGCTGAACAACGGTTACAAGGTCAAAAATTACGTGACGCGGCGGCTATGGATAGGGCTATATTTAATCAGCGACAAGCAAACACCCGTACTAACATAACCCAAGCCGGGGCTAACGCACGCAAGCAAGCCGATTTGGAACTACGTAGGCAAATAATGGAAGGTAAAGCTGATATGGCTAACCAGATTGCAGCTCCTCAAGATAAATCTAAAAAGTTAAAATCTAGTGACGTAGACTTGTCCAGTATGGAAATGTTCCTAAAATGACGTCTAAAAAATTGGGTCCGTTTCAACAGTTTAGACAGGATAATCCAGATCTAGCACATCTCGATAATACCGCGATAATAGGTATTGTCGCGCAGAAAACAGGTAAACCTTTTAGCGAAATATCGAATAAACTCAATCCAAAAGACCCGTTAGAAGCATTCCGACTACACAACCCATCGTTGTCAAATAAGACCGATGATGAGCTGTACGCATTGATAGCCAAGAAAACAGGTAAACCACTGCATGAGGTTAGTGCTAAATTAAATACGGTTAGATTCGCCAGTCCCATTAAACCAGAAGTCAAAGCATCAGATATGACTTTTGGTGACTTCCTAAAAACCACAGGGATCGGTGTTGGGGACGCACTATCCGGGTTGGGATATCTGGTCGAAAAAACTGGGGCGGACAAAATAGGAAAACAGTTCAGAGAGACTGGGGCTAGATACAAAGCCGGTTTCGAGTCTCGGATGACCGAAGCTGGTAAAAAAGCACTTAATTCATCCATATTTGAGGATGATCCCACATCGTTAGTAGGCGCTAAGTTATCCAAAGATGCTACGGGAGCGCTACTGGCGACGTCCGGTAGATCCCTGCCATCAATGATAGCGGGCATAGTCCCAGGCCTAGCCGGTACCGCGGCTATACAATCTGCGGCCAAAGGATTAGCTAGTCTAGGTATAGGCGGTTCTACATTATCACTGCTCAGTGGGTCTGCAAGCGGCGTTACCACCGGGGCTAAATTAACTGCGGCTATACCCACAGCCGTAGGTTTTGGCGCAGGTGAAGGTGTCGTAGCCGGATCAATAAACGCGGATTCTTTTGAACAGTCATTACTAAAACTACCAAAAGAAGAATGGTCTAAATCCCCTGTATACAATAAACTAGCTCAAGAGGTGGGTCCTGAAGAGGCAATAAAACGTATAGCTAAAGACGCGGCTAACGAAGTATTTGTCAAAACTGGATTAGCCACAGGTGCTATAGGCGCGGTAACTGGTGGTGGTGCTTTAGGCGCATTGGCCAGACAGACTAAAGGTATAACCCCGTCACCAGGATTGGTGCCGACTGTGGTTAAAGGTGCTGGTACTGAGGCGGTGCAAGAAGCACCACAATCCGGGGCTGAAGAATATTTGACGAATCTGACTGAGAAAAAATTCGTAGATCCAAGTATAGACCCAATTCGTGGGGTGACCGCTGCGACATTATCTGGTG